GAAGCCTGCTACCGAAAGTGCAGGCAACAAAAAACCCACCGTCAACGCTGCGCTAACAGCTCGGGTGGGTTCTCAAGAAAGCAATGACGCAATGATTACACAGCAACACCACATCGTCAAACGCCTTCGTCGCGGCTGGACAACGGGCCTTGATGCCCTGCGCGACTGCGGGACCATGAAGCTCGCCACGCGAGTATCTGAACTGCGCCGCGCTGGCGTTGCCATTGCCGACAAGTGGGTAGAAGTCGGCGGCAAGCGCGTCAAGGCTTATCGCATCTCGAAGGGCTGCTGATGGCCGGTGGTATCGACTGGTTCCGCTGGCACCACGGCAGCGTGACAGACCCAAAGTTTCAGCTTGTGGCTCGCAAGTCCAAGCAGTCTTTAGCGACTGTCATTGCCGTGTGGGCCTTTGTACTGGAGAAGGCCAGCGCATCTGAGGATCGCGGCCATTTCGGCGGCTTGGACTGTGAGGCTGTTGACTGCATGTTCGGCTTGGACGATGGCGCAACGCAAGACATTTTGTCGGCCATGGCTGATCGTGGTTTGGTGGACTCCGACCGGGTTGCATCGTGGGAGAAACGCCAGGTCAAGCGCGAGCGCACCGACGACGTTAGCACTGATCGCGTGAAGGCGTTTCGTGCGGTGAAACGCCATGAAACGCCATGCAACGCCAACGACAACCAAGAAACGCCTAGAGAAGAGAAGAGAAGAGAAGAAGATAAAGAGAAGAGCGCGGGCGAGCCCGCTACCCCTGCCGATCCTGAAAAACAGAAATCCCGATCGGTCACGCTGTCGACCTACCTCGACACCTGCCGAGCCTTGGCCTGCAAAGCTGTCCCCGCCGATCATCACATTCGCCGCTACTGCGCCGACGCCGGGATCACCGAGGACATGATGGCGATTGCCTGGATGCGGTTCCGCGAGGAACACACGACCGGGGTGCGCAAGGCGAAACGCTACGTCGATTGGCCGGAGACCTTTGCGAACTGCGTGAAGTCGTCGTGGTACGGGCTGTGGGTGTGCAACACCGAAGGCCCCGCCACCTGGACGAGCAAGGGCCTGCAGGAGAAGCGCGTAGCAGACGCCCGCAGGGCAGAGCAGGAGGCCGCACATGCACCCGCATGACCTGCCCCAAGACCTGCTGCTGTGGTCGCCAGAAGCCGAAGCCGGTGTGATCGGTGGCCTGCTGGAGACCGGTGCGGAAGGCTATGACGTTGTGGCCGACCTGATCCGCGCTGATTCGTTCGCTGCCGGGATCTACACCGACGCATTCGCCGCGATCGAAAAGATGGTGTTGGCCGGTAAAGCTGTGGACACGATCGGCGTGTTTGAGGCCATGCGCGGCAAGGACGACCCGACCGAACTGCTGCAAGAGCTGACCCGCTGCACGCTTTGCTACGCTGGCCTGCGAGTCTTGCGCCAGCACGCGGAGATTGTTGCCGAGCGTGCATCTGCCCGATCGCTGCAACGTGCTGCGCGTGAGATCCAAGGCATCGCTGCCGATGAGTCGCTGGCGATCGGTGAACGCATCGCAACAGCCCAGACGACGCTTGAGCAAGTGGCGCAACCCGCCGCGAAGTCTGAGCCGAAGTCGGTGGACACGTTCGTGATGGGCTTCATTGACCGCCTGCAAGACATGGCAGACGGCAAGGTTCAGCCAGGTATCCCCACCCAATTCCCATCCCTCGATCGGATGCTGGGTGGTGGCTTGAAGGGTGGCAAGCAATACATCGTTGCTGCCCGCCCATCGATGGGCAAATCATCGCTTGCCCAGCAAATCTGCCTGAACGTAGCCCGCCAAGGTCACGCCGCCGCCATGTTCAGCATGGAAATGGGTTGCTCTGAGCTGACCGATCGGACGGTGGCGAACGTGGGCCGGGTACGGCTGGATGGCATCGCTGACGGCAAGCTGCAAGGCGATGAGTGGAGCCGCGTAACCGAGGCGATCGAACTGATGCGCGGCCTGCCGTTGTTCTTTGACGAGCAACCCGCCCTGAGCTTGTCCGACATTGTTTCTCGCGCCCGGGTACTCAAGCGCAAGCACAACCTCAAGGTGCTGGCAATCGACTACCTGCAACTTTGCTCCAGCGGCAAGACGGGCGACAGCCGCCACCACCAGATCGAAGAGATCAGCCGTGGCCTCAAGTCGCTGTCAAAGCAGCTCGACATTGCGATCGTCACCTTGTCGCAACTGAACCGCGAAGTCGAAAAGCGCGCCAGCGGTCGCCCTGTCCTGTCCGACTTGAAAGAGTCCGGCGCGATCGAAGAAGACGCAGACGCCGTGCTGATGCTCTGGCGTCACAAGGTCGGCGACTTCGCCCAGGTCATGGGCTGCGCTGTACCCAAGAACCGCCAAGGCCGCGTAGGCGAGGTGGCTCTGCACTTTGAAGGCCGATTCCAGCAGTGGAGCGAATCCACCGAATCGCTCGAGGCCCCCGCGATCGCACGCGGCAACAACACATACACCCGGGAACTCTGATGAACACGACCGAAGCATATGCACTGCTGTGGAGCAAGCGCAGCAACTGTTTTCACGTTGAACCGCTGACAGAAACCGTAGCGAAGGGCCGCAGGTTCTTTCTGGAGGACATGACCAACGATTACCTGCTGATCGGCCTGGGCACGAATGCCGAAGTGGTGGAGGCCGCAGCCGCCATGCGCCCATACATGGTGCAGCGCGATCGTGAAGCGCGGAAGGTGGCATGACATGTCAAACCTGTCTCAACTGGTCACCCAAGCAATCCGGCCAGATGGCCCGCTACGGCTTAGCAATCTGCCTCAAAGGCAAGCGCTGGACATACCTGCCACCCCAGCACACATGCAACCAGCACAAGGCTGCTGCGGAGGATGTGGTGAATGCAAGGGTGGTGTGGCTCAACAAGACGAAGGGGTGAAGTGATGAACAAGGTAACTCTGTGGGTTGTTGAGCAGCACCGCCCGACCACTGGCGAATGGCTAGCACTGAGCAACACCGCGACATACACGCGCGAGTCAGCACGCGAGGAAATGGCCTATCGCAAAACCTGGAAAACGTTTCGTTTTGCTCGTCTGCGCGTCGTCAAGTACGTCAGGGAGGCAGCATGACGCAAGACGAAATCATTGCCATGGCGCGAGAGGCCGCGGCCGATGTTGGGCAAACCCTGAAACACGAACCATCGGCCGAAGTGATTGCCTTTATCGTCGCGTTGACCACAAAGGTAGAAGCAAAGGAGCGCGAGGCGTGTGCTCAGGTGTGCGAGGACGTTTCGCTGCAGGCGGCCACGTCATGGAAGCTGGCCTACCAGCCACAAGACCAAGGGCGGGAAACAGGCGCTGACGATTGCGCCGCCGCCATCCGCGCAAGGGGTGCCGCATGAACCAGTACATCCCACCCCAGACCGGCGCAGACGCCCGCCAGGTAGACGGCACCCACTACAAGGACATGCCCATGCAGCCGTGGGACGTTATGCAATCCGTCCTGACGCCCGAAGAGTTCATTGGTTTCCTCAAGGGCAACATCATCAAGTATTCGATGCGTGCTGGCCGCAAGGATGGCTCCGACGACGCAGGCAAGGCAAAGCACTACCGCCAGAAGCTGCAAGAGGTGCGCAATGGCTGAACGCCTCACCCTGAGCCTCTACAACGCCCAGCAAGCCCACCAAGCCATCCAAACCGCATGGATGCACGCCAAGGGCTGGTTGATGGCTGGCGATCAGCGCCTAACGCTTGAGATTCGCCCAGAGAAGCGCAGCGATGCGCAGAACCGCCTATTGCACGCCTGCCTGTCTGAGATCAGCAAGCAAGTGGAATGGGCCGGTGCAAAGCGTGACGTGGACACATGGAAGCGCCTATTGACGGCGGCATGGCTGCGTGCGCGTGGCGAGCCTATCGAGATGCTTCCCGCCTTGGACGGCAACGGCGTGGACATTGTGTTTCGCAAGACCAGCCAGCTCAGCAAGGCCGAATGCGCAGAGCTATCCGAATTCGTCATGGCATGGGCAGCAGAGCGGGGCATCTACATGCCTGCGCCGGAGGGGTGGCAGTGCTGATCTACAAGAACCCCAAGGCCAAGCCCTGCGAAGTCTGCAAAACCCTGTTCGTGCCTGACCGGATGGGGCAGGTTGTCTGCCGCCCCTCCTGCGCCATGAAGAAGGTGCGCCAAGCCAAGGTGGAAGAGCGCGCCAAGGTACGCACCCGCAAAGAAGCAATCAAGACCATCCCCGAACTCATCAAAGAGGCCCAGCGTGAATTCAATGCCTACATCCGTGCGCGTGATCGTGACAAGCCCTGCATCTGCTGTGGCCTTCCTCTTGGAACTGGAGAAGTCGGGGGGGCTTACGACGCCGGTCACTATCGAAGTACAGGTTCAGCCTCCCACCTCAGATTCAACGAAGACAACTGCCACGCCCAGAGAAAGCAGTGCAACCGGTACGGGGCAGGCAGGGCTATCGACTACCGAGCTGGACTCATTCTTCGCATCGGTCTTGAGGCCGTTCAAGCCCTCGAATCGTCTAACACCCCCCAAAAGTGGACGCGAGAACATCTGGTGGCAATCCGAGACACCTACCGGGCAAAGCTGAAAGAGGTGAAGGCATGAAGAAGCAATGCAAGCGCAAGCAATGGGACACGAGCGTGAACACCCTGCAGCACGCCATGTTCCAGGCATCCAAGCTGACCACCGCAGAGTGGAACGAGCAGATGACTCCGGTCATCACCGCTACAGAGCAATTGGCAAAGGGCAATTGGAATCCGTTGGTGGATTGGAACCCGATGTTTTTTGCACTGAACCGCATCGAGTCCATGTTGCACATCAAGCGCGCAGATGACCACGGCTTTATCAGCCGCGCTCAAGCCGCGTTTGTCACCGCTCTGGACCGCCAGCAAAAGACTGGCGCAAGAGCATTCAAGGCCGACGAGCTGGCAACGATCCGCGAAGTGGCCGAGGTGTATGGGGACTTGCTACGGGAAATCACGCACAAGGATTTCAAAGCCGCGTGCGCGCACACCGATGCAAACGTGCAGCGGATCATTCGCCAGCGTGGGCCAAAGACGGTCACAAAGGGCGGCTGCATTCTGGAATTGAACTGAAAGGACGGCCAATGATGCAAAGCGATCTGGATCACCTGCTGAATGACCTCTTGGTCAAATGGCACCGCTACAGTGCCGGGTATTCCTTCGGCAAGGGCTACCCCACAAGCGACGCCACTTGCCGCCAATCCCGTACATCAAAGCAGTACGACTACGACAACGGGGCCATGGACGCGAGCGTGGATCAATCGATCATGGAGGCATTTGACGCCGCTATGGACCAGGTAGAGCAGCCATGGCGCACCGCACTGAGCCTGCAAGCGCGCAACCTGCACACAGGAAATGCCGTGTGGGTTAGCCCGCGTCTGCCGGTGGATCCGATGGAGCGAGGTGTGTTGTTGATGGAAGCTCGAAATAAATTGTTGAAAGCACTTGCCAAGGCCGGAGTGCTGTCATGACGAAACAAGAGCGCGAAGAATGGGTGGCGCGTGGCCACAAAGACCCCTACACCGCATTTCGTGAACACATCAAAAGCGCGACTGCTCGCGGCATACCTTTCCGAATGAGCTTTGAGCAGTGGTGGGAGTTGTGGGAGCCACATTACGAGAAGCGCGGGCGAAGCACGGGACAGATGTGCATGTGCCGCCACCTTGACGCCGGAGCATACGAAGTCGGGAACGTGCGCATTGATTACAACCGTTCAAACAAAGCGGAAGCAGGGTTGGTGCATCGCATAGGACGGGCGCAGGCCACGGCTTGCAAGACACAGGGCGAGTTCAGATTGAAGCCGCCAACCTCTGGAAGTTGGTTGTGGCGGCAAAATGTTTTTGATCCATACGAAGAAACGCTTGACGAGGAAGAATTTTGATGCTCCAATATTCACGGCTGGACAGGTTCGTCCAAAATTTGTAGCGCCATGGACGATTTCAAAGACCTGGTTTTCACCATCGCACTACCAGCGCTTCCCGGCATCTCCTTTGCCAACCCATCGCGCCGCAAGCTCACCAAGCAACACGGCCAATCGGGGCGAGCAAGACGCCGCAGGATGGCAAAGCCGCTGAGGTTCACCGCATACAAGGACTTCCCTGTGTACGAGTGGATCAGGGACAAATTCCCCGGCAAGCGATTGCCCAAGCCTAAGAAGGCCGTCATTTCTGGATTCGTAAGCTAGGCTAGACCTAGACACACAAGCCCGCAGGTTAGTGCCTAGCGGGCTTTTTCGTTTGCGCGTGGTGCGAGTAGTGCCACGGCTGCGCCCATGTGGCGCTCTCAAACGCGGGCCGCTACACACACCACATCGGGCTTTGTCCCTCTGGTAGCGCGCCCGCACCCTTCACCCCCGCACTGACCGTTAGCCAGCAATGGCCGCTCACGGGTAAATGAGCGGACTCCTTAAGCCACAAGCTGCCGGTGCTGGTGCAGCGAACGGCAACGCCCAGGCACGAGCTAGACCGATGGGCGCTTACCTTTTCACTTCGGACGAGCCGCAAGGAATCCGAGCATGACTGAAAAACAAACAAAGCAATCGAAAGGCCGTGGCGGGGTTCGTCCTGGCGCTGGCCGTCCTAAGGGATCACTAGACAAGGGAAACGCGCTTATCCGCGTCATGGTTGCCGATGCGCTGAACAAGGCGGGCGGCGTTGACTATTTGGTGCGCCAAGCCGATGAGAAGCCTGCCGCCTTTCTTGCATTGGTAGGCAAGGTGCTGCCTGTGCAGATTGAAGGCGGCGACGGCGGGCCGATTGAGCATTCGCTGACGGTCACATTCAAGTGATCGAGTTCCCAAAAGCTCTTGATTTCTTGTTCAAGCCCGCACGGTACAAGTGCGCCTACGGTGGCCGGGGTTCTGGGAAGTCGTGGGGGTTTGCAAGAGCGCTGCTGATCCAAGGCGCACAAAAGCCCTTGCGCGTGCTGTGTACGCGAGAGGTGCAGAAGTCGCTGGCTGATTCGGTGCACAAGCTGCTGAGCGACCAGATAGAGGCCATGGGCCTTGCCAGCTTCTACGAAGTGCAGCAAACGGTTATCCGTGGCAAGAACGGGACTGAGTTCACCTTTGCAGGCTTGCAGAGCCACACAGTGGACTCGATCAAGTCCTATGAGGGTGTCGATAGGGTCTGGGTGGAAGAAGCCCACGCGGTCAGCAAGACGTCATGGAATGTCCTGCTGCCCACGATCCGCAAGCCCGGGTCAGAGATATGGGTGACGTTCAACCCGCAGCTGGACACGGATGAGACCTTTGTGCGGTTCGTGAAGAGCCCGCCGCCTGATTGTGTGTCAGTGCTGATGAACTACACGGATAACCCGTGGTTCCCCGCAGTGCTGGAAGCCGAGCGCACGCACGCAGAGAACACGATGAAGCCCGAAGAGTACGGGCACATCTGGGAAGGCCGCTGTATGCCTGCCGTGGAGGGTGCAATCTACTTTGACGAGGTGGCCGCAGCAGAGAGCAAAGGCCGCATCCGTGAGGTGCCGTATGACCCGCTGCTGAAGGTGCATGGCGTGTGGGATCTCGGATGGAACGACTCCATGTCCATCATCCTTGTGCAGCGGTCAGCCTCTGAGATTCGGGTGATTGACTACATCGAGGACTCACACCGCACGTTGAGCGACTACGCGCAAGACTTGAAAGCGAAGGGTTACAACTGGGGTAGCCACTACCTGCCGCACGATGGGTTCACGAAGGATTTCAAGACCGGCAAGAGCGCGCAAGAGATCTTGGCAGCGATTGGCCTGACAGTGCCAGGCGACACGACAAACCCGGGCATTCCCCGGATGGATATTGAGTCGGGGATAAGGGCGGCGCGTGAAGTATTCCCCCGCATCTACTTTGACAAAGACAAGACCGCGCAGCTGGTGGAGTGCTTGAAGCGGTACCGCAGGCACATCAACCAGACGACGCGAGAGCCGGGGCAACCCTTGCACGACGCATACAGCCACGGTGCTGATGCTTTCCGCTATCTCGCTTTGGTTGCTGACCAGCTCGGGAATGACGAATGGGGCGGCAAGATCAACTATCAAAAGCTGAGCTACGCATAAACAAACAGGCATCGCTGAGAAGCGACCCGACACATGGCGAAAACACTAAATGCTGAAGAACTGCGTGAGTTGTTGGATTACCACCCATCGACTGGCGTCTTTCATTGGCGGGTCTCCCTTGCGACCAATGTAAAGCAGGGCGCTGTAGCTGGGTGCGTAATGTCTAGTGGATACCGCGCGATTCGCATTCGAGGTGTTGGCTACAAGGCGCACCGTTTGGCTTGGCTTTATGTGCATGGCGATTGGCCGAACGGGGTGATTGATCACATAAACAAAGACAAGTCCGATAACAGCATCTCCAACCTCAGGGATGTTCCGCAGGACATAAACAGACAGAACCAGCGTGAGTGCGGCCGCAAGAGCCGCTTTGGGCTGCTGGGTGTTAGCTACTTCAAGCATTCAGGAAAGTTTCGAGCAGGTATCCAGACGGATGGCCACTCGATCCATCTTGGTTCTTTCGACACCGCCGAACAAGCGCAAGCGGCCTATTTAGCTGCCAAGCGGCAATTGCACGCGGGGTACGTAGCATGAGCAAATATTCGAAATCTGAACTGTCTGCCATTCTTGAAAAGGAACTGCGGCAGAGCTTGGGTGCGCCCGGAACGGAGATCAGCCGCATCCGTCTGCGCAATCTCCAGTATTACAAGGCCGAAGCTACGGGCGAACTGGCCGCGCCTGACATTCCAGACCGTTCCAGCATCGTTTCGTCTGATGTGGCTGATACGGTCAACTGGATGCTCCCTGCCCTTCTGCGCCCGTTTGTGCAGTCGCAGGACGCAATGGAGTGCGAGCCATCAAAGCCTGAGTATTCCGAGCAGGCCAAGATCGCCAGCGAGTATCTCAAGCTGCTGTTCTGGAAGCGCAATCGCGGTTTCAACCTGCTGCACCAGTGGTTCATGGACGGCCTGATCCAGAAGGTTGGCTTTGCCAAGGTGTTCTGGGAAGAGTACGAAGAAGACGCAGAAGAAAGCTATCAAGGTCTGATGCCTGAGCAGGTGGAGGAATTGCTCAAGGACTCCGACGTGGAGCCAGTCAGCCAGGAAGCCCGCACGATCATGGTCGAAGGCCAGCCGCTGGAGGTGTACGACATCACCGTGAAGCGGGTCGAGAAAAAGGGTCGATGCCGCGTGATGGGCTGCCCGCCCGAAGAGATGCGCGTGCACCCGCGTTCGCGCTATGGCGAGCCGCTGACCTTCATTGCGCACCAGTTCTACAAGACAAAAGCAGAGTTGGAGGCAGAAGACTACGACCTGAGCAATGTGGCCGCTGAGGATGGTTGGCACATGGAGCAGATCGAGCGCGCATCGACTCAGACGCCGTGGTTTTTCGATCAGTCTGATGGCGAGATGCAGCGGTATCTTTGCTCCGAGTGCTACATCAAGCTGGATCAAGACAACGACGGCATCCCCGAGTGGCGCAGGGTGTTCATGATCGGCAGCACGATCAAAGAGGACGAGAAGGTCGATGACCATCCGTTCGTCTTCTTCTGCCCCAACCCCATGCCGCATGTGTTCTTCGGGGAATGCCCTGCCGACCAGGCACTGCAGCCCCAGCGCCTGCGCACCTCGCTGATGCGAGCCGTGGCTGACAACGTGTATCTGTCGGTGAACCAGCGAACAGGCATTGTCGAAGGCCAGGTAAATCTGGACGACTTGCTGAACAATCGCCCGGGTGGTGTCGTTCGCATGAAGTCGCTCAACGCACTGCAGCCTATCCCGCAAGGTGGTTTGGATCAGAGCGCATGGCAGTTCGTGGAGTGGGGCGAGCAGTGGAAAGAGCAGCGCACAGGCTTTACGCGCTACTCGCAGGGCATGAGTGCGGACGCTCTCAACCCGACTGCTACAGGCGTGTCGCTCATCACTGAGAAAGCAGATCAGCGCATGGAGCTGATGGCACGGGTTGCGGCTGAAAGCGTGCGCAATCTGTTCGAGAAAATGATGAAGTGCGTTTGCCGCTACCAGAACAAGGCGGAGCAGGTTGAACTGTTCAAGCAATGGCTCACGATTGATCCGCGTGAGTGGGTAGACGGCTACCACATCCACATCAATGTGGGCCTGGGCACTGGGTCTAAGGACAAGCTCAGCGCCGTCATGTCGCAGATTTTCCAGATGCAAGGGCCGTTGATCCAGTCGGGCGCATTGCCACCGCAGGCCGCGATCATGGCCGCACGGAAGTTTGCCGAAGGTGCGGGGATCACATCGCCTGAGCAGTATTTCCCCGATGCTCAACCACCACAGCCGCAAGGCCCGCCGCCGCAAGTGATGATCAAACAGATGGAACTGCAAGCAGATCAGCAGAAGTTCCAAGCTGAGCAGCAACTGACCATGCAGCGCGAATCCTTGCAGGCCGAAGCAAAGCAGCGCGAGACGCAAATGCAGCTTGAGCTACAAGCCGCCAACGATCAGCGCGATGCAGAGCGGGAAATGATGAAGGCTCAGTACGAAGCGCAGCTAGAGCAGCAGCGTCTGGAGCTTGATCGCTACAAGACGGACGCAGACAACCGCACAAAGATCGAGGTTGCGCTCATCAATCAACAGGGCAGGGCTGTGCCGCAAGGGTTCCCCGCATGAACGATTTGGCTGACTGGTCAGGGTGGGAGGAGTGGTACGCATGGCGTCCCGTCAACCTCGTGCACGAATACGCCAACTGCCCGGTAACGGCATGGCTGTGCCCGCTCATGCGCAAGCGGGTTGATGGGGAGTGGCTCTACGCCACGCCTGAATACGTCGCTTTCTATCAAAAAGCAGCATGACTGATCTTGAACAAATCCACC